CAGATAGTATGGAACCAAGAGAGGCGGAAGATTTGGATTTTCTTTCGGCCCATACCATATTTTATCTAGGACGAGCTATACCTGTATACAATAGAGGTAAATTAATGACTAGTTTACTCTATTCTGAGACCCAAAAACAATCCCCAGCTTTCACTTTATTACGAGCTGCAGCCCTTTTGCAAATAGGTTGGTCTGATACTCAATTTCGAAAATTTTGAAGAGAATTTGTTGATTGGCTAATATTTCATTTCGATGAAGTATGTGCCGAAGATGTGGATTGGATTCAGGCAAAAAGCGGAATCTTAAGTGATGAACGTTTGGCGAAGTTATATCTTGGTGAAGATGTATTGCTATTCCCCCAGTCGGTTGATTTTTCAGCATATGAAAGGCTGAAATGTGCAGATGATGCGTGGCACGCATGGAAGTTGACTCCTACTTGTAGTGAATGTCCCCATTGTGCTTTACCATTCTGCATCTGTGGTTGTCAGGAAGATCGAGAAAGATTAATCAAGCCTGATAAAACGATGAGTTCAAATCGAACACAGAAAAGCCGATCTCGACGTGGGAAAGGCGCGAAAGCGACACGTCAACAAATAACAAAGTTAGAGCGACAAGCTTTAGCTGCCATTCAAGTGAATGGTAACCATCTTCTTCTTAATGCAAAGAGTGGCAGTAATGCCCTTCGTGCGCAGAAGCGAAATCGAAGACAAAGAAGAAGAGGAGATGGTGATGGTGGGTTCTTTGAAGCAAGAAGGCCCATGGGTAGAGGAGCTACTAGACAGACCCAAACAGGAATGGAGAAAACCTCGTTTGATCGAGATGAGTATGTTGCAGAGATCACTGGATCCTCAACAGCTGCTAATTTCCTGAATACACCTTTTCCGTGTAATCCAGGACAATCATTACTCTTTCCGTGGGTGTCAAGTGTGATTGCAAATAAATTTGAGAAATATCGATTTAGATATCTTGAATTTTATGTGAAGAGAGAAGGATCTGAGTTTGCTACTGGTGCAAGTACTGGTAAAGTAGGACTCTCCTTTGATTCTGATGCAGCAGATCCCCCCCCAACAAGTAAGCAACAAGCAATGGATACACATCCTCAGGCTAATGGGATGCCCTGTGAAAATATCAGGCTGAAGATTCCCAAGAAGATCTTGTCAAGAATGACAGATGGATTCTTTGTGAGACCAGCAGGTCTCCCTGGAGGTTCTGATATCAAGACATATGATATTGGAAATTTGAATGTGTGGA